AAAGACATTTCTAGTGATGCGTGGGATACTGTTGGTTGGGTTTATAAAACTGGTGATCTTAAAAAAGAAGTTATCTCTTGGGCAGAAAAGTTTGACCAGTATGATAAAAAAATCTCAATCACTGGATATATTGAACACACAGAATTGGACGAAGAAAAGATCAAAAAGGCACGAAAGTCTTTTTTAGAGAGCTTAGAAAAAACAATCACAAATGTTATTCACAAGTACTTAGATGAAAAGTACCATAACATGGTTTATTTTGAAGGCTTTCTCGCACAAATCACAACAGAAGACCCAGAACAGGGTGGACTTCCAAAAGAAAGAGGCCTTGTTGATGTGGATGGTAATATCATTTACGAAAAGAAATAATGATAAAAGATATATTATGTAAATCGGTTGAAAGTCAAATACCAGAACAAGAAGTTGCAGTGCTATTGAGTGGGGGTGTAGATTCTCTCTCAGTAGCATTTGCCGCATCTGATGTTGGAAAAACTGTTCACGCATACAGTTTTCATTTAGATACTCATGTTTCATATGACTTTCAGAAAGCCAAAGATGTTGCAGAACATTTTGGTTGGAACTTCACTGGTGTTTCTATTCCAACCAATAATCTCAAACAAGACTTTCATAGACTTGTAGAACTAGACTGTAGAAAGAAAACACATTTTGAATGTGTGTATCCATTTCTGTATGTCTATCCACAAATTAAACAGAAGTATGTTTTGTCTGGTTGGGCGGCAGATGGTTATTATGGAATCAGTAAGAAGGCAATTCTTAACTACAAACACACACAAGAACTATTTGATGAATTCAGAAATAATTACTTTAAACCAGATATGTCTGCTGGATATAAATGGCACAAGAAGGTATCAGATAAACATGGAAAAATATTTGTCACACCATACCTAACTCCAGAAGTAAAGGAATTCTTTTATAGTAAGAGTTGGGAACAACTAAACTTCCCACACCAAAAACATCATGTTAGAGCTGCCTTTGAACAATTTAATCACATAGGAAATGTCAAAAATCACTTGAATTTACAGATAGATTGTGGTATAGTATACTTGTTTGAATCACTAATAGATGATAAAGAAATAAATTTTAAAAATAGAACTAGAATTATGGATATTTGTAGAGATTGGTACTTGCTAAATAATACAAATACTTTGGAGAATTTTTTCACATGATATATAAACCATACAAATTAGAAGATGTTGTTAAAGCATCCAACCAAAACAAGTTTAATGTCATTTCTACCTTTGCTGGTGGGGGTGGTTCTTCTACAGGATATCGTCTTGCTGGTGGTAAGATTCTATGCGTCAATGAATTTGTAGAAGAGGCCCAGAACACATACAGAGAAAACTATCCAGACACACCAATCTTGCCAGGCGATATCAAACAGTTGTCTGGTAAAGACTTTTTGGATATTGCTGGACTTGAAGTGGGTGAACTAGATATTCTAGACGGTTCACCACCATGCTCTGCATTTTCTGTTGCTGGTAAACTATCACATGGGCGAGATGGTAAACATTCTGACGGATGGGGCCAGACCAAAAACTACTCAGATGGTAAGATGGTAGAAAACATTGAGGACTTATTCTTTGAGTTTCTACGAGTTGCTGATGATATTAAACCAAAAGTGATTATTGCAGAGAATGTGAAAGGACTTACAGTTGGTGAGGCAAAAGAATATTTCAACAAGATTCAAAATACTTTTGAGAATATTGGATATGATGTTGTTGCAAAGGTATTAGATAGTCGCTTCTTTGGTATCTCACAAACCAGAACAAGGGTTTTCTTTATTGGTGTTCGTAACGATATCACAGAGAAAGCTGGACTTAATTTTATGACTATTGGTAACGTCTTTCCACAAGAGTTGCCAGATGTTGTTCCTCTAAAAGATGCTCTAATTGGATTAGAATATGATGAAGAAGAGGTAAAATATCTAACAGAGAAGTTTACTAAAACTGCATATTGGAAACAAACTGGAAGTGTTATGCCTGTCGATCCAGACAAGGTTCTGACAGGTGGTGATTATCATCCTAAAGGTCATCACTTCAATCTCAAACGTGTATCTCAATATGCTCCAGCTCCAACACTAACTGCAATGGGTAGTAATGATACAACTGCTGGTGCTTTTCATTGGAGTGAACCTAGAAAATTAACACTTGGCGAATTAAAACGTATTCAATCGTTACCAGACGATTTCAAACTAACTGGTAAGTGGAATCAGAAATCAGAAAGAATTGGAAGAATGGTGCCTCCTCTGATGATGAAGGCTATTGCTGAATCTGTATATGATAAAATATTGAAGGAGATTATATAATGGCAGACTTTACTTTTGCACATAGAGAGGAAGGTTTCGATGAACACATTGAACATTCTATTCGTGGTTACAGTCATTTGCTTGGTGATGTTGTAAACTATTCACGTTACTTTATAGAGGATGATACTAATGTTGTAGATATTGGTTGTTCAACTGGTAAACTCACTCAGGCGCTTTTAGAAGAGAACCAAGACCATTGTTGTGATGCAAATTATGTTGGTGTAGAGATTGCAGAAGGTTTCTTTAAAGATTTGGATAAAAGATATCAAGAAATTACTTCTATGAATCCATGGGCCTCTGTTAATTTTGTAAAGGATGATATTCGTAACTACAGTTTTGAAAACTGTTCTCTTGTCACATCTATCTTTACTTTACAGTTTATGCCACCAAGACATAGAAGAGATATTCTTCATAAAATATATGATGGACTTAATTATGGTGGGGCATTTATCTTTGCAGAAAAAACAGTTTGTGAAGATCCTAGACTACAGGATATGATGACTTTTAATTATTATGATTACAAAAGACAAACCTTTTCAACTGAAGATATTATGGACAAGGAAAGAACTTTGCGCCATATGATGAAACCTAATACTTGGAAAGAACTTCTAAGTAATATTTCTCTTGCTGGTTTTGGATTTGATAAAATACAACCATTTTGGAGAAACCACACATTCGTAGGAGCGATTGCAATAAAATGAAAGAAAACACAATTATTACGCTTGTAATGAACAATGGGGCTGAAATTATTGGAAAATATATTTCTGATGATTTTAATAGTATCACAATTTATAAGCCAAGAATGGTACAAGCATCTCAACAAGGGGTGGGTCTTGTGAACGGAATAACCATGACAGGAATTGAACCGAATGGAGATTTCCAGTTTCCTAAATCTTCAGTAATGTTTATGATTGAAACAGTTGAAGAACTTGCTGCTGGTTGGACACAACAAACGAGTGGTATTGCAGTTCCAACAAAGAGTGGACTGATAAAGTAATGGACAATTTTATTCAAGTGTATGATGATGTGATTGGTGTTGATTTGTGCAAACAACTCATTGCCATGTTTGAAGAATGTGAACATCAACATGAGAATATTTCGTTGCAAGGCCATCGTTCATTTACTCAGATTACTCTTCAGAATCACAGTGATTGGAAGCCATTTTCTGAAGCATTACAACCAGTATTCTTTCAGTATGTATCTAAATACTGTAAAGATGCAAACGTAACAGATACTATGTTTCCAGAAAAATTCGCTTTCGAGCAATTTAGATTAAAACGGTACTTACCAAATGACTTTGATCAATTCAAGGATCATGTTGATGTTGGTAATTACAATTCTGCTCGTAGGTTCTTGGTATTCTTTTTATACCTTGATGACAATGAAGCAGGACACACTACATTCCCACAGTGGGATATTGCAGTACAACCAAAGGCTGGTAGGATGTTGATGTTTCCCCCAATGTGGACACATCTTCATGCTGGAACTAAACCAGTAGAGAAACCTAAGTATATCATAGGAAGTTATTTACATTATGTCTGATATTCGTGACAAATATACATTCGTAGAAAACAAAGATAAGAAATGGCAGTGTATTGGACTTACTGCTGAAGCTGGTAAGTATCAAGGCCTCGTCTACCAATATGGAGAAGTCAGAGTAATTGAGAATGAAGAAAAGACATCTGCCTCTTTACAATTCGACTTTGATGTGGTAGACTCTAATGGACTACCAGAAGAAATGCTAGATGATGATCTCTATGAATTAATGGGAGACATTCTAGCAGATATAATTGAACAACAGATAGCAGGGGATGCACTACAATATGTCAACACAGACGATTGAACGAACCACACTTAGTAACTTAGTATATAATGAACCTTATGCAAGAAAGGTATTGCCTTTTATAAAACCAGAATATTTCGGCAATCGTCACGAAAGAGTTGTATTTGAAGAAATCAACAAGTTCATGGAGAAGTATGGTAATCAACCTACCAAAGAAGCTCTCTCTATAGAACTTGATAACAGGAAGGACTTGACTGACGAAGAGTTCAAGTCAGTTCTAACTATTGTCGAAACACTATCTGATGCACAGGTTGATATGCAGTGGTTGGTGGATACGACAGAAAAGTTTTGTAAGGATAAAGCAGTCTACAATGCTATCCTAAACGGTATTCAGATTATTGAGGGGAAAGATAAAGAACATACCGCTGAAGCAATACCGTCCATTTTATCTGAAGCACTTGCAGTTGCATTTGATCAGAATGTTGGACACGACTATGTAGAAGATGGTGAGAACCGATATGAGTTCTACCATAAGAAAGAAGAAAAACTAGAGTTCGATCTTGAGTACTTCAACAAGATTACCAAGGGCGGACTACCACAGAAAACTTTGAACATTGCACTTGCTGGAACAGGTGTTGGTAAATCGTTGTTCATGTGTCACATGGCTGCGTCAACACTTATGCAAGGAAAGAATGTTCTATACATTACTTTGGAGATGGCAGAAGAACGGATTGCAGAAAGAATTGATGCGAATCTAATGAACATCACTATGGATGACTTGCACGAGTTGCCCAAGAAGATGTTTACTGATCGCCTCTCCAAGATTCAAACAAAGACCAACGGAAAGTTGATTATCAAAGAATATCCAACTGCATCTGCTCATACTGGACATTTCAGAAGTTTAATTAAGGAACTGGCACTAAAGAAATCATTTAGACCCGATATTATCTTTATCGACTATTTGAACATCTGTGCCTCATCTAGATTTAAGGGGAATGCAAATGTCGGATCTTACTTCTATATCAAGGCGATTGCCGAAGAACTTAGAGGGCTTGCAGTGGAAAATAATGTGCCGATTATGTCAGCGACACAAACTACTCGTGGAGGCTACTCAAACTCAGATGTGGGTTTGGAAGATACATCAGAGAGTTTTGGTTTGCCTGCTACGGCTGACCTCATGTTTGCTCTCATATCAACGGAAGATTTGGAAAGTCTAAACCAGTTAATGGTTAAACAGTTGAAGAACAGATATAATGATCCTGGCGCTAACAAAAGATTTGTTATCGGTATTGACAGGGCGAGAATGAAACTATATGATTGCGAACAGGAAGCACAAAATGACATTATTGACAGTGGACAGGAAGATGATACCCCAGCATTTGATAAAACGACTTTCGGAGTGGGTCTTGGAAAGAGCAAGACTTATGAGAAATTTGAGGACATCAAAGTATAAACAACCAAGATACTTTGTAAATCAGAACGGAAATGAATGGGAAGTCGTAGAGTTCCCAACCAATGATATTGTATCTACATTTTGTAGAAAGATAGACGCTGAGTTGTTATCAGAACGACTCACTAAAAACAAACCTTTTGGTGATAGACCATTACCAAAGTTTCTGAAAGGCAATAAGCACGTTGACATTTCTGAATAATTATGTTATTATAAATAGTAATGAAATTATTTGTATGAATGGAAACTGTGTAAATGTTAAACTTTTCAGGCTTTCTTGCCGAAGATAAAGGTGGCAAGAATCTACACCTAGAACATATCGAAGATGAAATTTTGAATTTCGGAATTGATGGAGCTCGAGGTTCTATCAATTTTATTCGTTCTCTTAGAGATATGTTGGCGGGTGCATCTCGTTCATCTGTAAACATGACTGTCAAGTGGGATGGCGCTCCTGCAATCTTTGCTGGTATTGACCCAGAAGATGGTAAGTTCTTTGTTGCAAAGAAATCAGTTTTCAACGTAAATCCAAAACTATACAAATCTGCTTCAGAAGTTGATGCAGATGTTTCTGGTGCATTGAACTCTAAGTTCAAGACTGCACTTGCAGAGTTTTCTAAGTTGGGCATTAAGGGTGTGCTTCAAGGAGACTTGATGTTCACTGATGATGTATCCACAGAAACTATTGATGGTAAGTCCTACCTTACATTTCAACCAAATACAATCGTATATGCAGTTGATGTGAACTCAGACTTGGGTAAACAAATCAAGAATGCAAAGATTGGTGTAGTGTGGCACACCACATATTCTGGTAAAACTCTACAAGATATGAAAGCATCATTTGGTGCAAATATCAGTGGACTACAGAAACCATCTACTGTTTGGATGGATGATGCAACTTACAAAGATACATCTGGAACTGCAACAATGACTGCCGCAGAAACCGAAAAGGTTACTGCATCACTATCTTCTGCTGGTTCTACATTCAGAACAATTAACTCTGGATTACTTGATAAGTTTCTTACACTTCAAAATGGGTTCACTGGTAATCTTGCTGGTGCATCTCTAAAGACTTACAATAACAGTAAGGTAAGACAAGGACAAAAGATTACTAATGCAAAGGCTCATGCCACTGGTTATCTGAAGTGGGTTGAAGATGCATTTCAAAAACAAATTGATAAACTCAAGACACCAAAAAATAAA